AGCATCGATAAGTGGTTGTGCAGCATCAGGACGATCCCTAGCAATAGTACGGATCATATCCCGATAGCCTTGTGCTTGGAGATTCTTCTCTCGTACCTTAAGATCGAACTGTTCAGTGATCTGCTTAATGGCTGATTCTTTGTCAGGTGCTTCTTTGAGGAACTTCTGCCAACGATCTTGGTTCTTAAGAGACCAACCAGCGATGTACTTATTGAGAGCGTACTCTTCCATAAGGAAGGCTAATCGATCACCAAGCATCTCAGTAGTGCGGCTAAGGTCAGCACTCTCAGGGAATGCCTTATAACCCTCAGCAATGTCAGCAATCTCACGTCCTACGGTATCCATAGCACGAGCTGATGTCTCAGTAACAACTTGACCGATGTACTTATCAGTCAACTCACGCATAGCATAGCCGATAGCTTCTGCTTGGACATCATTGACATACTTAATGGAGCGACCATCAAGCAAGTTTTTAACGTCCCTGTTATCAAGGAAGAGGTTCTTGAGGTCAGATACCTTATCAGTGCCGATGATGTCATTGTAGATCTTCCAGGCGCCATCACTCATCTGAGCTTTGGTGTACCTAAAGCCATCTACAATAGCATCAAAACTACCAGTAGCACGAGTGCCTTCAGCTAGGTCTTCGATAAGGTTACGAGATACAGCACTACCTTTACTGAGGTCATGGTAAGCACGTTCAGAAAGGATAGGAGCAGGAGTACCACTAGTGTTACCTAGCTTGATAGCAGTGGTATCTGCCATGTTACGAGCGATGTTGCCAGGAGGTATGCTAAGAGCAGCAGTAGAACCCTCAGGGAACATGCTAGGAGTGATCATAGGATCAACACCACCAGCCCCTTCAGGATCGTCCATAAGGCGCCCCTTACCTACCTCATCGATCTGACTATCACGGCTGATCTGTTGACGCTCTACAAACGATTCTAGAGGGCTCTCAGTGAGGTCTGAGGCTCCAGTGTTAGTGTATTGCTGGCTGAGCTTATTACCCTCAGCATCTAGTGCTTTGATCTGACTATCTAGTTCACCAATGATATCCAGCTGTGCTCTAAGGGTCTCTTGGTCAAGAGCAGGTGTAGCAGCTACCTGATCCAGTTGCTGCTGTAGCTCCATACGTTGAGTATCGATCTCAGACAACCGAGTAGCAGTAGGTGCATCAGCGTTAACAAGAACCTCAGAGGACATAAATTCCTTAGCTGCTGTATCATTGGGTTTGAACCAATCCATTACTCCACGGCCAGCAGCAGCAGAGTAACCAATGATATCACCAATGATACTAATACCAGCTGATTCATAGATGTTCTTTTGACGCCTTGCTTCAGGAGAATCAGTGTCCTTAACCACAAGGGCATCAGGAACAGGCAACCAAGGTGCTGCCTCTTTCACAATCGTCGATACTGTCTCACCCTCAGATTGGTCACTGATAGCGTTAACAGCAACATCACCAGCAACGTTAATACCAAGGGCAGCAAGACCACGAGCAATAGGACCACCAGCTATACCAGCAGTAGCTACACGCGATGCAGCACCAACACCAATACTAGGTACAAGGATAGAAGATACTTCCCTTACCTTTTGAAATCCAGGGTTCTTGTACTTAGTCTTAGCATCCCAGGCATCATCAATCCACTCAGCACCAGGGATACGACCAATGGCATCCATACCAAAGTCAATCATTCCCATACCAACGGATCCAAGACCCTCAAGGGTACGTTGAGCATAGGTACCAAGGTCCTCACCAAGGGTAGCATTAGGATCACCACTACCATAAATAAATCCACTACCAGGATTGAGTGGTTTCTGTGGTTGTTGGCCACCACCCATCAGTTGTTGGGTAGCTTGCTGTTGGGGAGACTTAACAGGTTGTACATTACCAGCAGCTTGGTTCTGAGCTGGTGTAGCCTCCTTATACATTGTATCAGGAGCTGTTTGAGGACTATAAGCTGGAGCTGCCTGTTGCAAAGCTTGCTCTTCAGCAAGGGCTTCAGCTTCTAGGCGCTTCAGTTCTTCTTCATCCACATAAGGGGTACTAGTCATAAGGTTTTACCATGTAGGAAACTGAAACGCCGTCCATCCGGCAGTTGAATAACCAACTTATCTCCATGTTGTGTGCGAGATTTAGATACAATACGTGCTCCATTCTGTAGGAACACTTTAGATCCTTTAGCTGTACCGTAGTCAATACCGTGAGAACCACGGGCTACATGACCAGCAAAGGTATCAGTGACAGGAATACGACTCAAAGGAACACGTCCAAATTGAGGATCATCAACAACGACAAAGTTATCAAGTGCTTTAGCTGAGAACTCCCTAGCAAACTCATTCTGTGGTGTGTTAGGGTTGTCTTGTTGTTTAACATCTAGGTGGGGACCAGTAGAAGTAGGTCCAATGTTGTCTGTGATATAGGCAAGCGTAGGACGCATGAAGCCTTGGTTACGTGCAGGAGTAGCTGCTGGTTTATAGGGTTGATCTACATTAACACCCATCTGTTGCATCACACGGATGATCTTACTAGGATAAGCAGCTTCACCACCAGCATAACCACCAGCTGCAATAGCTTCGATAGCTTGACGTGGTGTCTGAGCACGTGACAGCCCAGGGGCATACCTAGGATCAGTCATGAGGTTCATGAAGTCCTTAGCAGACTCAAGCGGAGAAGGATAGTCCCTCCAATAGGAACCGTTCTTTTGTGTGCCTTGACCAGGACGTGCTTTGATGTTAAAGACATTGTTCTTACCTGAGGTGTACTTACCCCAGCCAGACTCCAATGCCCACATAGCAGCCATCACCTGTGGGAACTTAAACCCAGATGCAGTACCAAGTGCCTGTACATCAGCATACCCGCTGTTACCTGTACGTACAGTAGCAGGTGCATTACCACTACCAATGATAGTAGTGTTAAGACGATCCTGTGTAAGAGGTTGCTCCAAGATACTACGCAACACTGGATCATTAATTTGATTCAGTTGATCCCTAAAACCAGGTGTGACTTGAGCAGTAAGACCTGCAGCCCTTAACTGTGCATTAAGGATCTGGGTAGGGGTCATACCAGGGATTGCCCTAGACAAATCAGTGTAGATCTGTGGGATGGAGATCGGTTTACCGTTAGTGATGCGGTTATTGATATTCTTTAGGAGAGCAGGGCTAGCCAGTACTTCAGTGTTGATTACGTTACTGTTAGCACGTACCTTCTTAACAACTTCAGAGGTAGTGATGACATTAATAGCAGCAGGTGCACCAGGATGCTTACCAGGTGTAAAGGCAGCATAGAAGGCTTGTGTTTGACCTGTCTTTGCTTGAGAAGATGCAATGACAGCAAAGGCACCTTTCTTAGTTTCAATAGCAGTTAGAACATCCAGTCGTGCTTTATTAGCGGCAACAGCAGGTTCCATCGTCTTAGCGTATTGCTTGAACTTCTGGTTGTACAACTTGAGGGCATAATCAGATGCACCACGTAGGCTGTAGTGAGCAGCACGGTTAGTGCTATCACCAATCAGGTTTTGTTTGAGAGCATCACTTAGTTCACCCTTGATGGTCTCTTGTTTAATACCAGAGTCGGAACGCTGCTGATCTAGCTGTTGTGCACGTGTACGCCACGTCTCACGTACCTCAATAGGTACACCAGGTTGATCAACATCATCAGCAGTGAGAGTTCCTTGTTCATATTGTTCATGGAACTGCTTACCCCAGAAGTCAGCATTCTGTTGCTCAGTAGTGAAAGCAAGATATGCCTGGAGACGATCAGTGTTGATACCCTTTGTCTTGGATTCCTTGATAATAGCTTGAAGAGTCTCTTCATTGGGGTTATTGTTCTTTACCCAATCAAGTAGTTGATCCTCTTGCTTCTTATTCTCACGACGCTCTTGTGCATCAACAAGCTGGAACTCAGCCTCTTGATCCTTTTGTCTGGCATTGCGTAGATCATCAACTTCACGAGGGAAGCGATCATACCAGCTACCTTGATCAGTCTGGGCTTCTTTGAGCATACGCTCAACATCAGCATCTGAGTAACGAGTAGTATCAGCTAGCTCTTTGAAGATGTTAGACTTGGCATCAGCGTTACCAACTGGCGTTACACCATCCTCTCTGTAGCTACGTGAGGTGGTCCTAAATGCCTCAGTAAGGCTTTCTCCAGTCTTAGTGCGTGACATACCACTAAGAGCATCGTCACGCATCGTAGAGGACTTATTAACGACATCTGACTTCCTAGCAGATTCAATATAGGAGTTATAGGTTCCCCTCATTTTCATAAGGGCAGGTGCCATGAAGTCAGCACTTAAGCCAAAGACACCATTCTCTTTTAGGAAGTCACCAAAGATGCTCTGCATTGCTGCAGTACGATCAGGTGCAGTCATAGCTCCCATCTCATCCAACTTGGATTGAGCATAGGCTGGGAACTCAGCAGTGATGATCTCCATGTGAGCTTTAAGGCGACCGTAGTCACGTGCCTTATTACCGCTAAGGAGACTGGTTACAACATTAGGATCTACCCCTCTAGCTTGAAAGCCTTCAGCAATTTGATCTTGTGCTTCACCGCTTTGCTTAAGCAGTGACTCAACATTAGCTACTGATTGCTGACGTTGTGTTGATAGACCACCAGTAGCTACTTCCATGTAGCCAGCCATCATATCAGACTCATCCTTAGCCTTACGGTATTCAGTAAGCCCTTCACTGAGAGTTGTACTGAATTTAGCTAAACTTTCAAATGTAGCTTCTGCGTTCTTACCACGCTGCAGTTCGCTTTGAATCAGTGTTTGAGCATTCTTACTGATAGCTTCCTGACGCTTCTCAGCAAGCTTCTTCTCCCACTGATAGTTTTGATCACGATCTCGTGCTTCGATACTGAGCTTGCGCTCAAGGCCTGCACCATACTCGTCTCTTACCTGCTTAATGTCCCTACGGTTATCCTCCATACCACGTATGATACGGTTGTCGCGTTCTTGCATACGAGCAAGACCTTCCGTAGGTGCTTTAATAGGATCGAAACCTATACTCCGGGCGTACCCTCTGTAACTTACTTGATCCATTTTTAGTACTTAGTATTTACCCATAACCATAAGAGTTAGATCTAATGCTATTCACGTCAAAGGAGCCGACTCCAGACTTACTGCTACCAGAGCTACCACTAGCACCAGCAATACTACGAAGACCTTGCGAAGCTGCTCCCATCCATGCACCAGTAGAAGATGCCATAGCACCTTTAACAGGCTTAGGACCGAAGTCAAATGCCTTAGGCTTACGTGGTTTGAGATACTCAGCACGTGGTGTAGAAAGAGGCTTAGGCGGTTGTGGAAGACGATCAGGACGAAGCATACGGCTAGCTTCTGCTGCAAGATCTGCACCAAACTTATCGTTAGCAATCTTACGTAGAGCAGATGCTGTATCAGCCTTAGCACTCAACAGTGACTCAGCAAGGATTGCTTGGTTACGACCAAGAGCAGCAAATTCAGCTTGCTCTAGTTTCTCTGCACTTCTACCTTGCTGACCTTTAACAGCAGCAACACCTTCAGACTGTAGTGCCTTAATGACAATATCTTGATTCTGGAAGGCAATCTCTTTCATTGAGTCTTCCAACTTACGGTACTCAGCTTCATTAGCAGCAGCTTGTGCCATCTGGTTGAAGGTAAGCTGCTGACCGTAGATCTTCTCAGACTTAGCGTATTGCTTCATCTGAGAGGCGTACTCAAAGTCTTGAATCTTTAAGTTGTACTGCCAATCTTGGAGGTTGGTTGCATCCTTAAATGCACCAAGTGTTTCTTCATTCTTTTCATTAAGGCGCCATTGCTTTACGCTGTGTCGCCAATCAGCTTTGGTACGACGTTTACCGTAACGCCAATCTTGTACATTATACTTATGTTGCCTTTCTATGGCTTCATTTTGAGCATCAGCTTCAGCTTGACCAGCTAAACCACCAAAGATGGCACTGCCAATACCAAGTACTGCGCTAACTGGATCTATTATCATAATCAGGTCCTCCGATAGAAGCCAGGTGCATATTGTCCCTCCCATTGCATAGCCACAAGACTAACAGGGAACGGAGTATTAGATGTTACTTTCATTGTATAGTTGTCTGGCCTTTGATAGATTGGGACTTTATAGACATAAGTGTCACGGAATGGTGAGGTATTTGAGATATAGAAATCAGCTATCTGTGCACCACCAATACTGGACCACTCAGCTCTACTGCGATCCCTAATACTGAAGTAGACATCACCACCAAGCCCTGTATAGAATGACATACGAGATGTAGTGGTAACGGCGGTAAAGTCAACACCTGCCTGACCCATACTATAGTAGTACCTAGGAAGAGTCAGTTCCATGTTGTACTCATAGCCAACATAGATATAGTTACCTGTAACATCACCAGGGATAGTGAAGTAAGTACCACCACCATCAGTTGCTAGTACAGCTACGTTAGTATAACCAGATTGTGTGCCAGGACTACCTACTTTAAGTAGACCTACCACAAACCTAATTGTCTTAGTAGTGTTAAAGTATGTAGGAAGATAGACTTTAGTTAGTGATGTGGTGTTGCTATAGCTAGGTGCTGTAGGAGGTGTTGGTGCCACCATAGTAACATCAGTTACTTCACACCATGAATCCAGATTAGGATCAACAGTATTACCAAGGCTATTGATGAGACCACCAGTACTAGGTGCAAGCACCAGTTTATTCTGAGTTACCGTATAACCCTCAGTACCACTAGTAAGTACATAGAGGATATCATTCTGAATAGCTGTATGGATAACATTAGAGGGTAGTAGCCACCTAACCCAGGAGGCCATAGAACGCTCGTCTCCCTGCTCATAGAACCTATGCAGGTACATATAGGGGGAAGTCCTACTAGAGGCTATCCACAGGCCATTCTGGGCACTTCCTACAGTGTCTGTGATACCTTGTGGCATCCACTCAGGAACGATCTTAGTTGTTTCAGTAACAGTAGGTGTTTCTCGTTGACCTCTAACAAAGATCTCAAATGCCCTGGACCAGCTTTGGTTACGGCTGATATAGAGTACAGTAGAACCTAGGTCAACAGGCTTGAGGTAACGATCACACTCGTAGTTAGCGATAGTACTGATAGTACAATTAGCTGGTGTCCATGCTCCATTCTCAGCTTCCATTAGGAACTGTTGGCTATCGCTAAACAACAGTAGACCTTGAGTAACTGGTACAACAGAACGTACAATAGCTGGTTTAATACTAGCACAGCTAAGATCAATAGGATCAGAAGCAGTAATAGTAGTAGCCGACTTGTGGTAGAAGTTATAGTAGTCCCCAGCTTGAGACATGGAGACGTTATCTTCAGTCAGGAAGCCAAGCCTATTGTTAAATAGGAAGATATCCTGGATAGTATTGTTGACAAAGGATGGGTGGCTATTGGATTCATCATCACCAACCAACCGTGGCTCCCATAGAAGAGGAAGGCTGTTAATGGTCTCTGAGCCGTCCAGGAAGGTGGCTCTAAAGGTCAATGGGCTAACACTAGTGCGGATCAGTGCAACAGGCATTGTAGCCTCATTTAGGCCAGTGCTAACATTAGGTGCTACAGTTTCTTCCCAATAACCTTTACCACTGGTTCCATTATCAGCAATGAACTTCAAATAGAAATCATCTTGGTTAGCAGTTGTGTTGTTGATCTTAACAACTTGGTTATTCTTAGCTTGTTCTGGCAGTCGTGAGAATGTATCAACAGAGTCTTGGAAGACACGTAGATCCTTACCAGTACTACCAGCAAAACCAGACACATTGGTATCTGAACTAAAGGTTAGATATATGGTATTGTCGATAATAGTCTTGGTAGCAAATCCACTAGTGATGGCATTAGATATACCAGTCATCACTGTGGAAATAATGATCTTACCAGAGTTAGAAGATGGCGCTGTATAAGTGTAGGTAGTAACACCAATGGTGACACTGTACACATTATCGTGATCAATACCAGAGACAACAATGGTAGCTTGTCTTTTAAAATTGTAAGTATCAGCTGCCTTAGCAGTTACTGTCTTCTCACTGTTGACGATATAGGTGAAGTCGTTAATAGTAAGAGTTTTGATGCTACGGTAGTCAGTAGCTGTGAGGTAGCTTTCAATAGATGCTTGCTTACCAGTTGGGTAAGTAACAGTACCAGCTAAACCAGTCAATAGGTTCCATACCCTAGGTACACCAGCAGAGGAGATAGTAGCAATATACTTCTCTTGGTTATCCCTAAACATGCTAAACCATGCTGCTGTATTAGCAGTGTTAGCAGTGATGCTAGCTAACCTACCGAGAAACTTACCACCAGGTCGCTTTAGCATACCAAGGGTAACATCAGGATAACAGTTAAGTGCATCTTTGACTTGACCCAACAGCATCTTCTCATCAGCTTGTTGGGAAACACCACCAATGAAGTTAGGTATACGTTGAGATACTGAAGTCATCGTGCAAGAGCCTTGAATGGTTTGTAGCTATTGTAGAACCCATCACCTTGCTTGAATCCAAACATAGTGTAGTCACCCTCATTGCACTCATACTCAAGGCAATTAGACCGACGCCATGTTTCAAAGGAAGCTAGGGCTTGGGTAAGATTAACATCACCAACAAGACGGATAGCACAACGAGTAGCAGCTCGTGATGTGATGTAATCCCTAAAGACTTGAGGTAGGTCAATGAAGTCGTAGTACCAGACCACATCTACATCGTAGGTCTTGGTTGTATCCCATACATCAGTATGTCCGATCTTATCATAAAGTCTACCGTTACGGATAACAGTATCGTAGCTACTATTAGCAACGTTATCACTAAGATCAATTTGTAGCATACTACCAGTCATTGATAGATAGCCATTAGTATCAGGAGTAAGTGGGTACTCAACCTCTCGGTTAAATGTCCACCCCTCTGCCTGTACCTCCCGAGAGACTTGCATTAAGGTCTCATAAGCAATTGCAACTTCCGGGTTGATTACAGCTTCGACAGTAGAGCCATCCTCATAGGTGATGGTCTGTGCCTCGATGGTGGTAACAGGCGCCTGACCAATAGACGCCAGAATTTCATTAACAGCTTGTAGCTCAGCCTGAGCGTTATTGGTATACGGCATAATGATGACGTTATATAGAGATTAAAAAAAAGGGACCCTCGAAAGGATCCCCATATAGAACTAATTAAGCAGCAGTACGGCTAGCGTCAAGTGCCGGAACATCGGACTCAACACCAGAGTAAGAAGTACGAAGACACTGTGTCTCCGAGAACACGCCAGAGGCGGTAGCACCACCGTGAGTGCGGGACACAGAGCGACGAACGGCATGGTTATCAGAGACAGCCAGGTTGCCGTTATCAGCGTAAGTAGAAGCGTATGCGCCAGTTACGGTGCGGGTAGCGAAGTTAACGTTACCAGCCACACCGTTACCACCAGCAGCAGTAGAAAGATTAGCCATTAGATAGTACCTCAGTTGGTATAAGAAACAGTGTCAACACGGAAGGTTGCACTAGTGGTGCCAGCAACGGACAGCACATCACCAACCCGATAACCATCACCACCAGCAGCAACAGTCTGACCAGTTACCACACCATCAGTGACAGTAGTGGTAAGAGTACAGCCAGTTCCGTTGATGTTATCATCGGTGGTAGCTTTAGTGCCAGCAGTCTGACCAGTGCCACCACCAAGGCGAGTTACGGTAACAACCGTACCACCTTCACGACCAGGCTCAATAGGAGGACGCATGTAGGCAGTTTCACTATTAGTGACACCTACACCGTCAACAAGTGCGAATCCCATTAGCTTTCTCCTTTATCAGGAGCGAGCCGACTGCAGCTCAATAGCAGCAGCGGGGTTCAGGGTACCGCAGCCCATAGCCAGACGACCCACGATCAGGTCACCCTGGTACATCACGGACACATCACCAGAGGTGGTCTGCACGGAGGGAGCAATAGCTTCCACAACACCAGCGGCATCCTTGTAGTAGATCAGACCACAGTGGGTGCTGAAGTTACCAGAGTAGTCGTTGTTCTCACCGTTGACGGAAGCAACGCTACCAGCCAAGAAAGGTAGGTTGTTGGAACGCTTGATGGAGATACCAGCGATCTCATAGAGACCCTCACCAGACTGCAGGTTACCGTTGGTGTTACCATAGTCACGGTTCAGGATATTCGAATCGACCTGCGACACGAGTGCATAGTACTGACGCGGGGACAGCACAGCGGTACGACCTTGCTTGGGCAGGTTCTTCTCATCGAGAATAGAAGCAGCCTCAAAGAAGGCGTCAACCAGTGCTTGAGCATCATACTCTTTGTTAGCACCAAGTTGGATCACAGAACCGCCGGGCTCAGGACCAGGAGCGGCAGTGATGGGGTGAGCTTCACGAGCAGCCTTAGCGATCTGACGGAAGATCTTCTTATCATATGCCTCAGCGAGAGCATAGCCGATCTTCTTAGCGATCTCAGAACGCAGGGAGTAGTGAGCCAGAGTCTCATCCAGGTCATACACGAATGCACTAGAGATGAGGAGGTCATCACAGACGATGGTCTTCTCTGCCACCGGAGGATCACCACTGCCCAGGATCGGGGTACCAGGCTCGTGGTAAGCCGCTTCCATACGGCCAGTGAAGATAAACTGCATAGCCTTACCATTCTTCAGGGTACGGCTCTGCACAGTGCCTTTGGCGATAGTCGCGCCTTCATAGGCTTTGAACATCTCACCAGAGAACAGTTTCAGATAGGTTGCGTACTTGGTATCATAAGCAGTACCAAGAGCAAGGGGGGTCGAACTAGTGTTATTAATCCGACCTACAGGAGTTACAAGAGTGTTAGCCACAATAGTTTAAGAGAGAGTTGTTTACGTAGTCTCTCTAAGCGCTTAGAATTTTTGTTGTCATTTTTGTTGTCGTCTCTCCGACTGTCATGGCAAAGGGTATCGGTCGTAACCGGCCTAAGCCAAAGAAAAGGAGGTCCTACTCTGAGGTGCCTCCAGTCCAATTAAAAGTTAAGGTCCAAGTTTTAATAAGAGATTTCCTTATTAAAGGTTAGGTCCAAGCGGCCAGCGTACCAGCTTGTACCTTAGTACCTTTAGGGCTCATCTCAGTGAGTGTTTGATTAGCTTCACCGTATGCAGTTGCAAAGGCAGCAGAGCCTGCAGTAGGGGTGACATATTGAACAGCAGATACCGAAGACACCTTCGGATCAAAAGGATTAGCGCGTGCCATAATTAACCAATGATAGGAGCAGTGTGTGCTGCAAGGTCAAGTGGGAAGTTGTGAGCATTACGTTCGTGCATCACTTCAAAACCAAGACCAGCTCGGTTAAGAATGTCAGCCCAAGTGTTGATCACTTTCCCTTCAGAGCTGACAAGGCTTTGGTTAAAGTTGAAACCATTAAGATTGAAAGCCATGGTCGAAACGCCCAGAGCAGCAAACCAGATACCAACAACAGGCCAAGCAGCAAGGAAGAAGTGAAGACTACGGCTATTATTGAAACTTGCATATTGGAAGATCAAACGTCCAAAATAGCCATGAGCGGCAACGATGTTATACGTCTCCTCTTCTTGACCAAACTTGTATCCATAGTTTTGAGATACTTCTTCAGTCGTTTCACGAACAAGACTAGACGTAACCAGACTGCCGTGCATCGCGCTAAACAAAGACCCACCGAATACACCTGCGACTCCAAGCATATGGAAGGGGTGCATAAGGATGTTATGTTCAGCCTGGAAGACAAGCATGTAGTTGAAGGTTCCCGAGATACCCAAAGGCATAGCATCAGAGAAGCTTCCTTGGCCAAAGGGATAGACAAGGAATACAGCGGTAGCAGCCGCCACCGGGGCAGAGTATGCGACAAAGATCCAGGGCCTCATCCCTAATCGATAGCTAAGTTCCCACTCTCGTCCCATGTAAGCATAGATGCCAATGAGGAAGTGGAACACTGTGAGTTGGAACGGACCCCCATTGTAGAGCCATTCATCAAGTGAATTAGCTTCCCAAATTGGGTAGAAGTGAAGTCCGATGGCATTGCTGCTCGGAACGACGGCTCCCGATATGATGTTGTTTCCATACATTAAACTCCCGGCAACGGGCTCACGGATGCCATCAATATCGACAGGGGGAGCCGCAATGAATGCAATGATAAAACATGTAGTAGCGGCCAACAAGGTTGGAATCATAAGGACTCCAAAGTGGCCAATATAAAGACGGTTGTTTGTACTGGTTACCCAGTTCAAGTAAGAGTCCCAAGGGTTGCCTTGAGACTTAGGGGCTACAAGAGTAGCAGTCATAATGATTAGTTGAGTCGAGTAACTTGGACTCGTCCAACTCCAGAGGCAGTGAGACCGATAGCATCAGCCGCACCTTTACTGAGATCAAGTCCCCTACCATATACGTAGGGACCACGATCGTTGACCGTCACCACGGCACACCTCTTTAGGCATACACGTAAGCGTGTACCAAAGGGGAGTGTCTTGTGCGCTGCAGTAAGGCCGTTTTGATCATATCTAGCACCACTAGCTGTAAGGTTCCCATTGAATCCGGGACCATACCAACTTGTGATCACTGACAGAGTAGTTAGAAGAGGGATCATAATAAGATAGCAAGGAACATTTATATTTCCATCTACTCATTAAGGCTCAGCACTACTCGCTAGGGGCTGAACCTCTATCGATCAGTAACCCTTTTTAGAGGGCTTCATTTTAACAGGCTTACCAGCTTTAGCGGCTGCCTTTTTAGCAGCAGCTTTACCAGCAGGAGTATAGGGATACTCTTTGTTTCCGACTTTAGGCATTAGAATACTCCAGGGATAATTTGACCGGTTACGATATAAGCACCAATAGCAGCCACGAAGCCAAGCATAGCAAGGCGACCGTTGAGGAGTTCAGCACGCTCATTGTGAGGCACAGTGTAGGATTCGTCTGTGTACATGGTGGGTTCTTTAGCGAAGATGTTAGTGTCGTTCATCAAAATTGAATGTTAGAGCGTTCCAGTTTATCGGCTACATCAGCACGATAGGCTGGATCCTTATCGTAGCGAGGGTCACTCATAGCTGCTACCAATTCAGCTTGTGAACGGAAGGCATCGCCAGCATTGCGTGGTGCATTACCA